TTTTATGGACTTAGCTAAAGATATTTTTAACTCAAAAGACCCCAAAACGATAAGCGATTTCTTAGTTAATACGCTTTCAGACAACAAAAATATCAGCCGTGATAGGCTTGCTATCCTTGTTTACGCCGCCAAGGAGCATGCGGGCGAATTGAAGAAAGCCAATAGTGGTCCAGGATTTTGGGAGAGCGCTTTTAACTTTATTCTACAGAGTAATCCAATTACCGCCCCCTTTGTTTTATTTAATACTTTTAAAAGAGCTAAAGCAGAAAATGTTCAAGGAGAACAGGTTTTGAATATTGCTAAAGATGAAATAGATAAAGAATTAAAGAAGATAAATCCAAAATATACGATAGAAGATGTTGAGTATACAGCAGCAGAAACAGGTATGACTATCCCCCAAGTTTTAGAAGCATTACGGGCTAAGGAAGGCAGGAAATAATGCCGGTTAATCTATTGTTAGAGGAACCGCAGGCAGAGTTAGGAAGAAAACCCCTTAATCTATTGCCGGAGGAGTCTATACCGGCAAGGAAGTTTCCTCGGCAAAAGCCCTTAGTTGAAGATTTATATAACAGTTTTAACTCTGGTTTAGCAAACCTGTGGGCTTCTGTTGCCAAGATGCCTTCTGCTGTCTATGATGTTGCAGCTATACCACAGAATTTCTTAGTTAAGTCTTTGGGTAGGGACGATTTGCAGGTTAAGTCTCCCGAATGGCTTATGAATAATCCGGTAGCCGAATTATACGATCGTATAGCTACTTCGTATGAAAAAGAGATTACTCCTACTAAGACGTTTGAGGAAGCAATGGCTACTAAAGATTTCAACGGCGTAGGTAGGCATTTAGCCATACAGGTTGTTAAAAACGCACCCCAGCAACTTGGAATAATTCTTAGCTATATGGCGGGATATCCCGGGTATGGATTGGCAGGTATGGGGTTGCTTGAGACCACGAATTCTTTAAAGATGAATAGAGACAAAGACCCCGCAATATCCGCCTATAATTCTTTGTCAAGGGGGGTTATTGAAGCAGGATTTGAAAGTATAGGGACAATGGGAATTCTAAAAAAATGGAGCAATGTCCTTACAAAAAGCTTCGGTACTGCCACTACTAAGCAGATTATTGGCGATGTTTTTAAGACTATTACTTATTCTTTCTTGAGCGAGGGAAATGAAGAATTCTGGACGTCCTTAGCACAGGATTTCAGCGATTTTACTACCGGCATAAACAAAGACGCCATGAAGGGTTCGCTTGAAAGAGCTTTTGAGGCCAGTGCTGTCGGAGGAATTTCGGGCGCATTAATGACCGGGCCTGCGGCAATACACACAGGGAAACGGAGTGCTTCTTTGGCAAAAATGCAAGAAAGGATTAGCCAAAGAGAAGGTGCCACTTTAACCCTATCCATTGAACGAGAAGGCAGCAGGGCGGAAGTAGAAGCCCTTATTCAGGATTTGGCACAAGAGAAAGACATAAATAGGCGCGAAGAGATAATAAAGCAGCTTAATAAAAGCATCAAACCGGAAGAGGAAGTTGTATCTGCCACCGAAGAGAAACAGATAGAAGATATATCTTCCGAAGGTAAAAAAATCAATATCAACCCAGAGCAGCTTAAGCCAGACATTTCCGGCGTCGCTCCTTTACAGAAACGCATTAGCAATATGGAAGAACGCTTGGCGCGAGTTGACGCTGCTAAATATGCTTTGGAAGATATTGAGACCGTTAGACGACATTTCAGACACAGGATTACTAAGTATAGAGATGAGGCCATAGATGAACTACGTAACCAATTCGGAGTAGAGGTTAACGACGAAGTTGGGCTTAAAGAATATTTCCAAAACTTAGATAAAGCCAGAAACGATCTATTGGATGAGATAGAAATAAACAAACCTCAACTTGTTACTAAGCGCGAAACCACGTTGCTTAATGAACGTATCAAAGCCGTAGAGCAAGGCATACGAGAGGGTAAATTACAGGCGAGAGAAGAGATTAAGGCTATCCAAGAGCAATTTGTCAAAATGATTGATGAATCTGGGTTGTCTGCCAGTGATAAGGCCAAATTCTTAAAGTTTGAGAAGAATATCCAGACTCCTGAACAGTTCCAAAAAGCCATTCCAGAGATTATAAACCGGATTCAGATTTTAAAAGATACTGGAGAAAAGAAGGTTCTTGAGAAACAAATCGGCAAAGAACTTAAATACACCAAGCCTATCAAAGAAGGACAGAAAAGAGTAGGCAAATATGATTACGAGACTAATAAATTCTTTGAAGATATACGCAGGATAAATAATCTAAGCCAAGAGGAGGCTCAGAATGAACTTGACGCTATACCTACCGAGGGTCTGACTCAAGCCGATATTATAAAGACAAGGATACTGTCCTTGGTGGCTAACGGAATGTCCGGTTCTCTTGAGTTACATAGACAGGTTTTAGAAGATATAAAGCTCCTGAAACAAATAGGCGAGGAGGCTAAGGACGAGATAGATTTTAATAGAAAACTCCAGCGCCATAGGGCAGTCGAAGAAATATCCGAAGCCATAGACAAGATCAAGGGCGATAAGGATTCTATTATTACAAAGATAGAAAACGCTTATAGGTTGGGTTTCTCTAACATTTATTCAATGTTAAATTCTTTAGCTGGAAAGGAGACAGCCGAAAAATACGACCCTGAGCCAAAAGAGAACAATAGGGAAATATCTATCTTTGAGAAAGTTAACGAGACAGCCGATAAAATAGCTGAGCTGCTTGAGGTAGATAGCTTTCCTGCGGTCATTTCAGCCTTTCAGGATATGGCAACTCAAGAATTTGAGATAGTAGATTCAGAAGGACTGAGGACGGAAATAAATAAGTTGGACCTTCTGGATATCTATAATTCTATTAAAAACGACCTTGTCCGAGATAGGTATTATAACGCCTTCGGAGAGGAACAGATAACCGAATTGTTGTCTAACATCACGCCCGCAGAAGAGGGTATCGCAGACTATATGCAAGAAGTTGTTCAAGGATACCGGGAAGTGCTGAATCAAAGAAGTATAGAAATTACCGGCAGAGACCTCGGTGAGGTATTGAACTATTGGCCTGCAACTTCCGAGTTCCAACAGAGCGTTACGGATGACATAAGGTTGCAAGGAGAGACACCTTCTGCCTTGAAGGCGAGATCGCAAAGCGCTTATGTGATCCCTATTCCTAAGAACGCTTGGCTCAAATTCTTGAAACACGTATCTCAAGCCGAACACGTGCAGCATTTAACCCGGGAATACGAAAGCTTGAAACGCATATTTCAAGACAGAAAGATAAAGAACCAGATAACCAATAAATTCGGAGAGGACGTTTATAAGACTTTATTGGTCCAGATAGACAATATTTCTCTTCATAAGCAGACTGAGAGACTCGATGCTATTAGTGATATGTTGGGTAAAGCTGTTAATAACTGGGTTGCGGCCAAGGTAGGAATTAACCCTTCTATATTCTTTAAGCAGCTTATATCAGTAGTTAATTATGCTGAAAATATGCCCACGGGGAAATGGTCTGTTGGGTTCTTTGAGGGGTTAGCAAATCCTAAAGAAACTTTTGATTTTATGTGGAAGAACTCTAAGGGGTTTTTAGAAGAGAGATTTAATAAAGGATATTCCGAGGCAGTAAGAGAAGCGCTTAGAGGGGCTTCTTTAATAGGAAAAAATAAATATGAGTGGACAAAAGGTCTCTCTGCTTTAGCGCGCGCAGGCGATATTTCAGCAATTATTTACGGAGGGTATCCGTATATCCGATGGCAGCTATCCCAAGGCAAATCTATGGAGGAGGCATTTGAAGTTTTTCGGCGTACTACTTTGAAATCCCAACAGTCAGGTTTAAGCTCTGGTTTGTCCCAATGGCAAAATTCAAGAAATCCTTTAGCAAGGACGCTTCTGGCTTTTAAAAATACCGCGAACCAATATTTAAGAAAGCAGATAGACGCCATTATCAGTTACAGGAATAATCAGATATCTGGAGAAAAATTAGCAAAAACAACAATTATTTATTCGGTAATTAATCCGCTTTTATATGCTTTGGTGGGCTATGGTATCACAAAGGGATGGAAAGTAATAGGCAGGGCTCTATTTGGCACAAAAGAAAGGCGACGCAAAAAAACAGACGATGACTTGGTATCTTCTCTAATGATACAGTTGGCAATCAATCCGTTTGAAGCAGTGCCATATTTAGCTGACATATCAGAATTTGCTGCAAGAAAGATTGCTGGTAAAAGAACCTATGATGCCATTAGTAATCCTGTGGCTGACGATATAAGCAATGCTATCCAAAAGTTTGGCAAGAAGAATTTGACATTAATGGATTTATTTGAGGGTCTTGGCACTGGCATAGAAGTATCTACCGGAGTGCCAATACTTACAGAGTTACGAGTATTCAAATATTTAACCGGAGAGAAGAAGGGGCCGCTTTCTGTGCCTATTAAGAAAATATGGCGATAAATCAGTGTTCTTTGATGTTTAGGTTAATATTTTGGTTTACTCCAGAGCCATAATCTCCAGGGAAGCCATAAAAAACAAGTTTATCGTTTGCAAATTGCAGCCAGTAAATAACATTGCCGTTCAATTTATTGGCATAAGGAGAGAAGGGTTGATACGAAGAGTATTCCCAAGTTTCAACATCTACTCCTTTTACTTGAGAGGATGAGCGTTTTAGGAGATGGCGATTACCAAGAGAAGTGAAAACATCTTGTTTTGACATCCCCATCGGTAGAGAAGAAAGTTGGTGGGGAGTAGCTGTAGCGCAGCCAGCAATAATGAACATGAGAAAAACAAAAAATAGATATTTTTTAGAGGTTTTCATTACCATAAATTTAACCCAGAATCTTAGTTTTGTCAACCCAAATCTTAAGGAGGCATTATCATGATAGCTGACAATTATACGCCAGTAAAAACACTTGGTAACGGAGTAACGACGGAGTTTTCATTCGGCTTTGCTTTAATAGCCGAAGCAAATATTCGCGTCTACCTTGAGGACGTAGAGACAGGTGTCCAAACATTGCAGACGCTTGGCACGGACTACACTGTTGAATTCGACGATGATACGCCGGGCGGAACTGTAACCTTTGCAGACGCCCCTTCTGATGATTACTACGTTGTCATCGGCAGGGATATTCCAAAATCGCAAGCCGTGCCTTTAACTACATCGGCAGGCTTCCAAGCTAAAGTTGTAGAGGGTATGGTTGATAAAGCTGTAGGCGGAGTCCAAGACATAAAAGAGGAAGTTAAAAGAACCTTAAAGACAAAGATCGGCGGGACCACAGACCTTACTGTTGCCGAACCGGACCCAGGCAAAGGACTAAAATGGAACGTGGCCGGAGACGGCATAGAGAATAGCGAAGAGGATTTAGACGATATAGTGGACGCCGCGCAAGCTGCACAAGTTGCGGCCGAAGCCGCTCAGACTGCGGCCGAGGCTGCCAAGACCGCAGCCGAAACCGCCGAAACCAACGCGGAGACTGCGGAGACGAACGCTGAGACGGCTCAAGCAGCCTCAGAAACCGCCCGGGACCAAGCCGTAACCGCTAAAAACGATGCCGTAACAGCCAAAAACGCCGCAGAGGCAGCTCAAACCGCTGCGGAGACTGCGGAGACGAACGCTGAGACGGCCGAGACCAACGCCGAAGCCGCTCAGACTGCGGCCGAGGCTGCCAAGACCGCAGCCGAAACCGCCGAAACCAACGCGGAGACTGCGGAGACGAACGCTGAGACGGCCGAGACCAACGCCGAGTCAGCCCAAACAGCCGCCGAAGCAGCGCGCGATTTAGCTCAAAACTACGCAACCGCCCTTAAGGCTACCTCTACCTCAGAAATCACTATCGGCACAGGAGAAAAGACCTTTGCTATCCAAAGCGGTAAGCAATTCGCGGCCGGGCAGTTTATCGTGATAGTAGATAGTGCCGATTCAGACAACTATATGCATGGACAGGTAGTAAGCTATACCGATACAACGCTCGTTGTAGATGTCCAGGATGTAGGAGGTAGCGGCACAATCTCAAGCTGGAATATCTATGTATCCGGTACACAAGGCACGGAAGGCCCATCCGGAACTGACGAAAAAGTCAAGAACGTTTCTGGGGACGCATCTGCCGGTTACCTTGCCGAGAAACTCGCCGCCCTTTACCCCAGCCTCTACCAGCGAGACCAGAAATGGGCTCTTAAGACGCCCTGGACAACAGCTGCAAATAGATACACCATCCTCACACCTAACAAACTTGCTGTAGATATAAATGGTACAGTTTATTTTCTCACTTCACAAAGTGAAATAGATTTATCCAGTTCAGCTAATTGGGATAGCGCCAGTCCAGATTACACTGTAGCCGCAAACAGAGCAGGTAAAGATTTTTATATCTATGCTTGTGTACCAGTTTCAGGGTCGGCACCAAAGATTGTGTTGTCGGCTAATTCATCTGTGCCAGCTGGATACAATTCATCAAACAGCCGCAAAATAGGCGGTTTTCACGGCCTTTGCGTGGCAGTAGGCACGATTTCAGGCCACACCTTAACCGACTTCGCAGTAGGCGACGTTCTGCCAGCCTCAACCTGGGACTTACTGCATAAGTCAGTATCAAATCCGGAAGGCATGGTATACAGCGAAGGCATCAACAAGTGGGTAGATATTTACCTGGCCTCGGGGACCGGAAGCAGCACAGCCTCGGTCTATGGCGGGACAATCAGCGACACAAGAAACTGGTCTGACTTTGCAGATGACGGCGGGGCAGTAAAAAAGAGAATGTTAGACGACGATGAATTTCAACTTATTGCCGCCGGTTCAAACGAAGAAACCAACATAACCGGATCATCTGACCCGGGGACCACAGGCGGCCACGTAGACACAGCCTCGCGCCGTATGATTTCAAACATAGGCGTAGAGGATGCCTGCGGTGTAATGCAGCAATGGTTAAGGACACAGACATATTATCCTCACGGCTCAACCGCATACTGGGGAAATTTACCAGGCGGGAAGGGTTCAGTATATACAACCTTTAGTGCTGACCCAGGAGCTCCCGAAGTGGATAACTCAGACCTTGGTGGTGATGTAAAGCTGTGCGCCGGCGGTAGTTGGAGTGTCGCCGCGGGTGCGGGGTCCCGTTATCGGGCTGCGAATAGCTCTCGCTGGTTTGTGTATTCGAGTATCGGTTGCCGGTTCTGCGCGGAGCCAGTTTAGGCGAAGAACACCGGACACGCAACACGTCCGCGATTTTTTTGACATAAGTGTTTCACAGGCTGATGCGTCATCGGACGCTGATTGCTGGCGGTAACTGGGACAACGGCGTGAACTGCGGTTCACGAGGTCGAAATGCGAATAACTATCGCTGGAATACGAATTCGAATATCGGTTGCCGGTTCTGCGCGGATACAGGGGAATGTGCGGAGACGAGTATAAACTCCTGGCTGGATGCATTAGCCTTGCCGTTACAAGGCAAAATACACAACGGAGGGGCTGGAAGGTTAGTAGGGCAACCGAAAATCTTCTGGCCCATGTAAACAATGAAGAGGCATGGCAATCTCTACGAGAAAATCACTTCTTTTGAGAATATAAAATTTGCCTATGTCCGCACGCGTAAAGGCAAGACTTGGCAGCGCCAGGTAAAAGCTTTTGACTTAAATGTAGAAGGAAACTTAAAGATGATACAGAACCTACTTATCAACAAAGAATTTAAAACATCGCCGTATCATACTAAGCAAGTCTACGAGCCTAAGAAGCGCACTATCTTCATTGTCCCGTTTTCACCCGATAGAATAGTCCATCACGCCTTAATGAACATCCTTGAACCGATTTATAAGCCGATGTTTATTCACGACAGCTACGCCTGCATCGATGGCAAGGGTCTGCACGCCGGAAGCCATCGGACTATGGAGTTTGTCCGGGCAAATAAGTATTGCCTCAAATGCGACATCTCCAAGTTTTACCCGTCTATAAAGCACGACATTCTTTTTAATATCCTTAAGCGCAAGATTAAATGCAAAGATACGCTTAACTTAATCAAAGCTATTATTTACGGCATAGGTGGCGGTCAGAACGTTCCGATCGGCAACTATACCAGCCAGTGGTTTGGCAATATCTACCTTAATGAGTTGGATCAGCACGTCAAGCACGTCTACAAGGTTAAAAATTACGTGCGTTACTGCGACGACTTCCTGTTCTTCCACAATGACAAGAAAGTCCTGCGCGCAATCTCCAAAGATTTAAAGAACTATTTAGACAAAACGCTCGGTTTAAAGATGAGCAAGTGCGAACTGTTTCCGGTCTCCCAGGGCGTTGACTTCTTAGGTTACCGGCACTTCCCGAAATACGTCCTTTTAAGAAAGTCAACGGCCATAAGAGTTAAGCGTCGTCTTAAAATACTACCCTGCTTATTTGAGGCAGGCAGAATCACCTTTGAATATTTCCGGTCTTGCGTTGCCTCATATACGGGGTGGATGCGCTGGGCCAACTGCCACAACCTTGGACTAAAACTCCAACTTAATAAATTGCAGGAGATATTAAATGCCTCAAGCGCCCAAGGAGTTTAACGACTTTGCCAGAGAGTCCAAGCCATTAGAAGGCTCTAAGATAAGGATAGATGACATCATCAACCGCAAAATACTGATTTTAGATTATAAGATTAGGGACAGCCGATTTGAGAAGAAGAACTGCGAGAAGTGCCTGACCTTACAGTTTGAATTAGACGGCGTAAAGCATGTGCTCTTTACCGGCTCAAATGTCCTGATAGACCAGATAGAAAAATATAAAAGCGAGATACCGTTCTTTACGACATTAAAGAAGATAGACCGATATTACACATTTACCTAACCAGGAGGAAGAGATGAGAGGATTTCCGAAGCACCTAAACACCAGATACGACGTGGAGTATTGCCTTGAGCACTACCCGGAAGAGACAAAGGCTTTCCTTGCCAAGAAGCTGACCGAGGTTAAGGCCTGGCAAGTAACCGGCAAACTAAAAGACGGCGAGACCGGCAAGACCAGCGACACGCATAAGGTGGTCGAAGTAAAGGATGAGGCTACAAAAGAGGTCAAAGAAAGATACCAGCATGAATACAAAGATGATCCTAACTGCGAACTCTTCAAGTTAGGGTTTACCGTCAAGGAAGCTGAGGACACTCTTGCCGGAAAGAAAGGATAACAGCTATGGCGCCGGAACATTCCGCGGTCTTACCGCTCTGCGAAGAAAAGTTTAAGCTCTACGATAAACACCTTGAGGACGCTCCAACTAACAGGGATAAAATCGTAGAGCACGACACAAAAATTAAGGTTCTATGCACGGACCTAAACGGCCTTAAGAATTGGATTGTCGGTTCTACGACATCTATTATCGTAACCATACTTTTGGCCGCCTTGGCGGTAGCGGTTACATGGGGTAAGACCTTAGAGAAGGTAGAGCGTCTTGATCGCATATCACAAAGCCGGATGGAGAAGTAAATGGAATTTCATAAATTTTGCCCGGAGTGTGAGGCAGAATATTAACCATAGAGCAGATAAGAGAAAATAAGCCCTGCGAGCCGTGCCAGAAGGCGCACGCCGAAGGGTTCAGGGATAGATTTTTAAAAGCAGGAGAAACACTAAAAAAGGAGGAGTAAGATGTTTGGATTAGTGAAAATAGTTTTGAGTGCGAACTTCTGGATTGGTGCGATCGTAGCAACGCTGGCCGTGGTTGGTTACTTATATTCAACCGGCTCAGAAATTAAGTGGAAGAGGTAGGATAAAATGGCCGAGGCGGAGAAATTCGATATTAAAAAATTCCTCTCAGGGTTTATTAGCCCGGTAACTAACGCCAAGAACGTGCAGTTTGTAGTATGGCTGGCTTTAATTGTCCTGGTTGGGTTTACTATCTGGCGGGCCTTCTTTATGCCGAATCAGAGCCAATCGCAGAAATTCATAGTCTACCCTTTCAGTTTTAGCCATATTGACTATTCACCCAGCCAACAGCAAAAACAAGAGCTCAAAAAGCGGCCGTGGTGGCTGCCTATCCCTTTTGTAGAGGGATACGGTTTTGCTGAGAGCGATGGTCGGACCGGCGTAGGTGGGCGCGCAGGCGGAAGGTTAGAATTTTAATGATTGCCTTAAAGATTTTTATAACCTTGGCCGCGGCCGGAGCCTCGTTTATCCTTTACCGGATGGGAGGCTCAGACGCTTATAATACCAAATGGCGAGATATGGGCTGTCCTACGGTAGCCTTTATAGCCCTGTGGCTCTTAGAGGGTTTTAAATTGGCCTACTGGTGGGCTTACCTTATATCTTTTGGCCTGATGTTTGGCGCTCTTACGACCTACTGGAACAAAAAAGGTGCGCCGGAGAGGTTTATCAACTTTTATCTACACGGCCTTGGGATCTCGCTGGCCTTCGCACCATACGCCTACCTAAGCCATCATTGGCTTGGATTTGGGCTTAGAGTAATCCTGCTGCCTTTATTGATAGCCTTCTGGGCTACTAAGATGAACCGGCCAGTATGGAAATTCAGAGCTGACGTAGTCAATGAAGGTGGCCGCGGAGCGTGGATACAGATTACCCTGCCACTGGTATTGATATAATTCCAAAGAAGCAGCTCCTCCCTGCTTCTCCAAAGAAGCCGGTAGATGTGGTACGCCGAGCCACGTAATATCTACCGGCTCTCTCCTAAAAAAATCCTGTTAGATTTTGCCACCCCTTGCGTCTATTATAGTAGGAGGTGGTAAAAATGATTAGTCTGACTACGTTGTGGTGGAATTGGCGGCATAGGAAGCTTATCGAGGAAACGAAAAGGATTATCCGTATCCGGGCCTTCTTGGATGAGTGCGGATTAAGTAAGTATCATATCTCAGCTAAAAATCTCTTGCGCCTTTCTAAGTCTATGCTATAATTTCTCTGCGTAGGAAGCTCTACGAGCGAAGATTTTGTGGCGAGGATAGATAATACTATCCTTCTTTCTAAGGTGAATTTTTAAGAGAGATTTTACTGTTAATGTTCTGTTAATGTTATCTGTCAATGGACATCAAAACAAGATTAAAAATATCCAAAGATGTCCAAGTCAGAATTAAGACGATAAAACGAGTTATCGCTATAAGTTACTGAAAATAAAGCACAAAAAATATCGCCGAGGTAGCTCAGTGGTAGAGCGCGGCCCTGAAAAGGCCGGCGTGGGAAGTTCGATTCTTCTCCTCGGCACCATATAAAAAAGAGAGGTTTTTATAACCTCTCTTTTTTGTTGT